ATATTAATTAATTAATAATTTTTTTTTAAAGTAAAAATAAGCTCAGTGGCGCAGTGGTTAGCGTGCCAGGCCCATAACCTGGAGGACCGGGGATCGAAACCTCGCTGAGCTATAAAGCGTCGTTGGTGTAGGGGTTAGCATATCAGCCTTCCAAGCTGGTGTCCCGGGTTCGAGTCCCGGACGACGCACTTTTGGCACTTTGGTCTAGTGGTATGATTCTTGCTTTGGGTGCAAGAGGTCCCGGGTTCGATTCCCGGAAGTGCCCACTAACTATATAAATAAAGATACATTAACATTAATTTTGTAGAATTTGATACAAAATTATTTGTTCCCCATGACATAATTACATATCCAGACAATAGAATATATTGTATGCTTATTGGTATTTGTGTATATTCTTTTTCTATTATTGTAGTATTCATATTATTATGTTATATAATATAAAATGCCTCTTTATGTTTTTACAGTAAGAAGAGCTAAGATTGATGGTGATGATAAATATATTGGTATGATACCTAAATTAGTTGATGAAATGTATCAAAGTGATGACAGTGGTATGTTAGATATTTATAAAGAAATGATTGAAGATGGACATTCTAAGAAGGATTTATTTGATGGCATTTTATCTTGGCCTAATAATTGTTTGAACCGCTCCAAATATATTAATAAACAAGACATACCTAAAATTATTAAACTAAACGAAGAATTTTATCTTAGAGATAATTTTGAAGAAGATGATGACAAACTGATACGTCTAATTGAACATCTATTCCGTGCACACAGTACAATGGAGTATGGTATCTATTTTGGTTCATTGAAAGCAGATAATGATGAAGATTTTTTAAAAAATATTGTTAATCCATCCCAATTAAAAGATAGAACATATCGTATTGTCCATTATACACAACTGGATAATCTCCTAGACTATGTTGATAGAATAAAAAAAGTACATGGGATGGTGTCTAACCTTTTGTATTTTAATGAAGGTTGGCAATATGGTGAAAAAGAGGAAACATCAATGGATTATAATGGAGAAAATAGAGAAGAATTTAAAAAATATCTTGAAAAGTATGATAATGAAGAATTAAGTACTTCAGAGATATTAGTACAATGTCCTATAGAACCCCACATATTTAATTTTACTTATCGCCAACATGGTGGGAGTAAGTCAAAAAAGAAAAAGAAGAAAAAGAAAAATTAAAGTCTTTTTTTATCGTAACATTCTTCACATATATTCTTATTATAATATTTACACCAATCCTTTATTGTATATACTTCTTCACTCCTTTTTTTACACCAATCACATTTTTTATGATAAATACATTTAAACATATATATAAAAGGGTTTAATTAAAATCTAAAACGACAGATATATTATTTGAATTTAATCCACGGGATGCAGACTTAGATAATTCTTGTCTCTTCTTCCTTTCATTTGTTGTCTTTTTTTCTTTTTTAATTAAATGATAACTTTGATTCATGTCAGTCTCAATTTCATCATAATTATCTTGTATATAATCTATTATAAGATTATCAATAGCCCATTTAAAGAAATTTAATTGCCCGACAGTTGTTTCTATTTTTTTCCCTTCAGAATATTCAAAATTTATACGATCCCTCCTACAAAATGGATCAAAACGTTTCTTAGAATATGATTTTAGTTGTGCTTTATAGGAATGATAAGTATTAAATTGTTTCCTATCTTTTAACTTTTCAGCATCTATTTCTTTAAAACTTTTATTTCCTTCTACATCTTCATAAATCATATAATATATACCATGCTTTTTTGAATAATTTGTTACAAACCAATCAATTATACGCAATGAAACTTTATTATTATCCTCTAGAACATCTAATAACTTTTGAACATTTGAATCCGATCCATCGGATGTATAGTATTTATATAAAGCTGTTAATAAGATATTACTCATTATTTTCATATTAATAAAATAAATTCTTTAAATATTAATATTATAAGATTTAAACGCTCACATATTTAAATATTTGTATTTACAAATGAAACTAAATAAAAACCAACTATTTATATCTTATTTTATTATATCTGTATTATTAATCTTTATATATGGTTTTTATAGATGTAAGAGTCCTGAGAAAAAAGATATTTTAGAAAAAGAATATATATTAAATCTCGATGGATGGTCTCTTACTCATCTCATATTTTTCTCAATTGTTGCTTATAATTTCCCAACTAAAAAATATCTAATAGCTTCATTTATATTAGGAATTATTTGGGAATTAGGCGAATTAATATTATCATGGGCGACTATTAATAATAGATTAGGTAACTGGAGTTTATTTGATTGTAAAAAACTAAACACAGATAAGAATGACGAAGGCGTATGGTGGTATGCAAAAGAGAGTGATATATTTATGAACTTATTAGGATTAATTATAGGTTATTCATTACATAAATACATTTAATATTATTTCTTCTCTATCCAATATATACCTTGTAGATAAGCATCTGCTAAATCATCTTTCTTTTTAGACTGATCAAATAATTCTTTATAACATTCTTCTTCTTCATTTATCATTTTTTCAGTATAAGCTATACTCAGGAATTTATTCTGAGCATATTTATCCTTTTTATTACATTCTATTTTTGGACCTTTGTAGACTTTTAATTTATTCCGAGCATTAACCATATGGATAGTTTCAATTGATGATTTATCATTCATTACACCCTCCATTACAAAATAAGTATATATAATCATCTGTACGCTCTTCATCACCGGATTCTTTAACGCGGGTTGATTTTCTATTAATACATATTTAACATTTGTTATATCCAATTCTTTTAACTTACTAATACATGTTTGTGATAATTTTAATATATCATGATTAGAATTTAACTTTTTCTTTTTCTTAAACTTCTTTGAGTGTGCTGTACAACAATATTTTACCTTTGAATCATCCTTCACTTCATATGTTGCTTGCTTCTCACATTTTTTCCTTAATTTTACATCACACACAGGATCTGTATTCATATTAATAATACCCCATTGTTTAATTGTTTTATTTTCATTTAAACAACAGTATGCAAGATTCTTAATTCCAACATCAAAAGATAAATATTCCATAAAAAATATATCATATTAAACCTTAAATATCTTAAGGTACCAATATATATTATAATACAATATTACTAAACCAAGGATATATATAGGGTAAGTATGGTCTGTATATCTTAGATCTATCATTGGATCTAATATTTTATTTACAATTGAATATCCACGAGAAACACCTCTCATCTTACATTCAACATAAGCAACGGTACAAACTCTATAATCAAATGACATTTTTAACATCCCAGTTAATAAAACAATTAAATATAATGGATTTAATAGTCTTTTTTCATAAACCATATATAAACCATATATGAGGTATAAATAAACAAGTATCTCAGTTAACATTTATATTATATTATATAAGAATAAAATAAATTAATTAGAAAGGGGCTCCGCCACCACTGCTCCCGTTATCAAGTCCACCAATCGGTGTTCCATTAAATGCTCCTGAATTTAAGGGTGGTGCCATCCCCATAGAGTTACTAGATGAATTACTAATTTCATTTCTTAATGTATTTCCATGTTGCTGCTGCTGCTGCTGCTGCTGCTGCTGATGCTGTTCATTTACATTGTTTTGATTATTTTGTTCTTGTCTAACTTGTTGAACATATGATGGATCCATCATACCATGTTTAGGTTCATTTTGACGGGCATTTGAAACAGAAACAAATACTAAAATATTCCTTAACATTAAATAAATAATCGGGAATATCAAGAATATCCATGCTAAATTAACCTGATTATATTGACATAAACCATAAATAGTAGCCCCCAATACAACTAAGAGTTTAACTTCTTGGAGCGAATGATAATTAAATAGATTATTCATCTTATTATTATTATACTTGTTTAATGATGACCGTGTCATATATATACCACAACCAATAACTAATGCAAAGACTACATATACAACCATCGGTGAACACATGTTCATTGATAGTAAATTCAAGGGGTTTGATTCTTCCATTATAATATTAATAATATTTTAATTCTACTATATAAAAATAAATTGAGAAAGATATATTAAATTAAATGGGTATCCCCTTATATTATAAAAATATTATCAATGATTACCCTGAAATTATTAATAAATCTTCAGGATTTAAAACATGTATAAATAATCTACTATTTGATCTTAATTGCGCGATTCACCCTTGTTGTGCAAATAAAACAGACGAAAAAGAAATGTTTGAAGCAATACTTCAGAAAATAGAAGAATGTATACAAATTACAAATGTAAAAGATATTGTTTATATTGCGATTGATGGGCCAGCGCCAAGAACGAAAATGGAGCAACAAAGGCACAGAAGACTTAAATCTTCTTATGAAAAAAAAATATGGGATACAAATCAAATTACACCTGGTACAGATTTTATGATTAGATTAAATCATTTTTTAAAAGATAAAATTTCATCGTTCAAGATTAAAACAATACTTTCAGATTCAAACGAAGCTGGAGAAGGAGAACATAAAATAATGAACTATCTAGATAAACACATTAATACAAACGAAATTAGCGTGGTCTATGGATTAGATGCTGATTTAATCATGTTATCTATGATAAGGAAACATAATATATACCTTCTTAGAGAAAGAACAGAATATAATATAGAAAATGTAATAGATCCATATGTTTATTTAGATGTTCCTCTTCTTAAAAAATATGTTATTGAAAAAATAAAAGACTCTAGGATTGAATATAAAATTAATGATGAAATGATACTCAACGACTACTTATTCATTTGTTTTTTAATAGGTAATGATTTTATAATAAATAGCCCTTCTATTAATATTAGATATGAAGGACTTCCTTTATTAGTGACAACATATTGTGAATTACAAGATGATTACTCTGGTACTTTTTATATTATAGATAATAAAGAAATTAATA